AGTAAATTCAAACTGGTTAGCGCCAGGAGTGACAGGATCCAGTGTCAAACGCTTTATGTGAAGCTCTGATAGATCAAATGAGTGATTCTGTTTTGTACCACACTCTGGGCAAGCAACGTCTACCTTATAAGTTGGGCCATATCCTGTTATTCTTATGGCAACAAGAAGCGCGTTTCTATCACCGCTTGTGAGGTCTCTAGGATTAATGTTCTTGTCAACAATGCAGCTACCAATGAGATGAGTGAGAACAGTTCCGTCTTTGATCAAGGCTCGACTCATGAGGATGTCTTCCTCTTGTGCAGTCATCGCCTTGATTTGGACAAACTCTAGATTGTGAAGTGGGCTTCCCTTTGGATATGTTTTTCCTCCTGAGGGCAGCGGTATTCTCTCAACAGGCACTGTCCAGTGAAAGTCATCTTCTAACGGGTTGGAACGCGGGATCTGGCTAAATGCATCGTTCGCTGTGACGCCTACATCACTCTTCTTTGGCATATGAATATACTCCGATCATATTCTAGAGTGCACACTTTTCCAGTAAATAAAAACCGCGCACATAAAAGTGCGCGGTTTCATAGAACCTGTCTAGAGATCAGAACTGTAGGACGCAGTTGTCAAACCTAATTGAGAGTGATATGGACATGACTTCGTCACCACCGTAGTCCACGTCACCAAACTTAGCAGACTCGATTAAGGCTCCCTTCACATCCCATAACTCAACAACGGTTCCTATTGGATCAAGCATCTTAAGTTGAATGTCGCGCTTATAGAAATCAGCATATCCAGATCGACCTGACACCGACTCATGATGTGTGCGGATCCACTCCATCACCTGCTGAGCGCCTGATGGCGCGATTGGATCGTGAAGGTCAACTGACATTGTGTCAAACTTGAGCTTTGATGAGATGTAACGCTGGGTGTTTATCCAGGGAATTTCCTTGCTTCCCATGGTAAATCCAGGCCTAGCTGCCTTCCTAACAAGGAATGCATCAATGCCCTCGATTGCAAAGACCCATCGGTGCTTTCTTTTCGGCTCAAACTTGTTAGGGAGCATGTCTGTGACTGACAGTGTCTCGGCCATTGTAAATCTCCGTTATCTAGTTACTAAGTATTATTAAGTTGTGGAAGTCGCTGCAACAGTGAAGTCAATTGAGATAAACTCTGCTGTCCTCACAGGCTGGAGGAAGATCTTGCCTCGTATCGTATTATTGTCAATGTCTGCCTGCGTTGTCGTCGATGTGTCTATGACGACCTTGTAGCGCGTAATGCCAAACCTAGACTGTGCGTCCTGCATGATCGGGCTGACGAGTGAGTTGAATTTGGCAAGAGTTGCTTGAGTGTTAGGCTCAAAGAGCAAAGTATTTGCCACTGCTCTAACTCTGCGCCTGATGTCAATTAGCAGTCTTCTAACGTTGATTCGATCAAGTGAAGATGCAGTCTGCAAAAGCGTCTTTTGCCCCCACACGACAGTCTGGCCGGCTGAAGAGAGCTCGACTACTGGATTAATCTTTACGTTATAGAGGCTTCCTAAGACTTCTGATGTTGTCGATAGAGGATAACCTAAACCGCCTGCGACAGCTGGGATTGTTCCTCTCGTAGCGCCTGCAGGTGCATACCAGGGTGCGTATGTATCATTCTTTGCGTACGCCGAAAGTACTGCTGCTGAGGGTGGAATCGTAACCGTGCCTGTCCCTTCTGGATTCTGCACTGTCACGTCTGGGAAGTATGCTGCGGCGAACGATGAATTGAGGCCGCGGGAGGCAAAATCAGAGATTGTGAATGTTGGCGACGGCGCAGCTGCACTTGATGTTATGTAATTATTGAGATCGTCTTTCTGTTGGATGTCCATCAGGTATAACGCATCAAACCTGCTCTCAACTGCTGATATTGCGTAATTTGTGATGGTAGGAATTCTTATGCCAGGAATTGCAAGAAGCTGCATTGTGACATCAGAAGTGCTTCCCATAATGTCTATTGCTTTCCTGTATGCTGCAACTGTTGGCCCGTTCACTCCGCCCTGATTTGCAGAGTCATCTATTTCTCGAGCAGCTGCCAAATCAGTTAGGTCTCTCTTTTGTGCGTCGAATATGTTTACGCCGTCAAATCCGCCTTGCAGGAAGAATGAGAACGAGACATTTGATCTATTATTAGACGGAGCGTCTGCTAGTAGATCTGATATCTGGAGTGCCCGTGTTTTATTTGTCGCGTTTGGTACAATGCCGCCCTGTCTAATGTACGACGCAGATGCCCAATTGATTGCCTCAAGACTACCTGCGACATCTCCGAATGCGCCTGTTGTCACCTGAATGTTTTCAATTGTAAACAGACTATTTGAAAATGCATCTGACGTTGTTGTGTTATCAATATAGAACTTCTTTCCTGCTGTGTCATAGGCAGGTAAGTAGTTAATGTAGCTGGAAATTGATGCGTTTATGACATTAGATGAGTTTGGTTCACTTAGGCTTGTCACTTCATTAAAATATGTACCCCACGCGTAGGTATTTTCAACAACATCGTCCGTAGATGTGATCTTCTGTCTAACGGGTATTGGAGGAACAACAGCACGACATAGAATGTCAGTGTTTCCAGCAAGGAAATTAATATCTCCCGAGGCGGGTGTTGTTAGTAGGCTTCCCGATGTGAAGGCAAAGCCATAACCTCTAAACCCGGCAGGAATTGCATCTGCTGGAACATTTCCTGCGATGAAATCATTAGACAGTTCAATTCTTATGTAGTTATTATTAACAGGATAATCACCTTCAACAGCAATCTTCTGACTGCCTAGATTCCTATCAAAATCAAAGTAGATGTTTTGATCACCAATAACAGATGCAATATAGTTGGAAGAATTTGGATCAAGAGTTAATCCGTCAAAACTTATCGGGAGGTCTTCTCCAATGCTTGAATCAATGTAATCAATTGTCAAGGAGAATGTCGGATACGGATTTGCTGTAGTTGCAGGTGAAATGTTGCTTATAGTGATCTTAATGTTCTTAGCAAGGTCAGGTGCTTTATTAGTGTTTGATGCAAGACCGTCTGATATTGAATGTACTCTGAAAAGATCGTATTTAACACCACCGAAGTCCTGCGAGATAACAAACGGAGACTTCGCGTGTGTGAATCTATCGCTAAATTGCTCGTAATTGGGAGTCGTCGCATTGGAAGTATTTCTACCTATCGACGATGAAGTAATGAACACCGCATCATGTTTATTAGGATCTCCAGATGAAGTTGCATGCGCGAGTATTCCTGAGCCTGTGACGGCAGCAACGACTGCTGGAACATTAAAATACGAATATAGGAAATGTCCTCTTTCTTGTAATTTTAGAGGATCAGTGTTGAGTGTGTCTTCAAGTGTGGAGATTGATGCTGTAATCACATTTGGATTGTCGACTGTGGATACATGACCATTAAGCAGCATAACAAACGTGTTAGCTGTAAAGTCTATTGATCCTGTTGTTGAAGATCCCTCTGCTGCTGTAGTAGTAGGTTGATTAGTTACATTACCGTTACCTGATAATGTCAAGGTGACACCTGAGGGTGTCATTATAATCCCCCTAATTATAGGAATTGCGCCAGGACCTGTCTGCATACCTGCCGAAGAGAAGTATGTAGATCCTGCTGATTCTGACATGTAGCATCCCAGGAAGTACGTCCTTCCTAAGACGCCTCCAGATGCTGCATATGAATTATTTCCTACTATGCCGGTTTCTTTGACTTGTTGTTCGCCGACGACAAAACCCGCCCTATTAACGGATCCACCCGTGATTCTTTTGAGGCCGTCACCGGCTCCTAAGACTCTAAGATATGTTGCATTTGTATTTAATGCACCGTTTAGCCACATGCTCACAGCAATTGGTCCAAATCTATTTCCACTTTCACCAAAGATTCCAACAAATCCTCTTGTGTATGTGCTGAAAGTAAGTGGAACGTATGCAGGTCCGCTTGCTGCTGTTCCAATAATACCAGCTGGAACGCCCGTCGAAACTCTGGTCGGTGCGGCAGACACGTCTGTCTCTGTGAAGGTTATGCCGGGATATGGTAAAGCTGACATATTCTATTAGCCTCTTATTATGTAAGTATTAGACAAACTCGACGCCTTCGTTAGTTATAATGAAGTCAATTGCAATATACTCCACTGCCTTAGTCGGAACTATAATGATGCGCCCATTTAATTTGTTAGCTTCTATGTCCGTTGTAGTGTTATTTGACTCATCCATTATTATTCTGAAGCTATCAACTCCGCTCTGCGATTGAACTGTTGAAAATCTAGGTGTAAGTAAGTTAACAAACCTAGCGCGTGTAGTCGAGGTGTTGGGTTCGAACACAAACTGCAGGCCAACTTCTGTCACTATTCTCGCGAGCTCGATTAGTAATCTTCTAACGTTGACTCTATCCAGGGCAGTCCTAGCAATTTGTAATGTCTTCTGGCCAAATATGACGTAACCAAGACCCGGGAATGAGGTTATAGGATTTATTCTTGCATCATAGAGGTTGTCTCTGTCTGCGCTTGTCAATCTAACGGCAAGATTAACCACGCTTGTCAATGATGTCCTATTAAATCCAGCAGGTGCATACCATGGGAATGTCTTCGAATCGTTCTGTGCCAACGCACCCAATGCAACTATTGATGCAGGCATCCTGACACGCTTGTTAACGGCGCCCGTTGAATCATCGATTATTGAAGCGTCAGGGAAGTAAGTTGCCACGTAGTTGTTATTAACATTTCTACCCGAAAACTGCCTAATTGTGTACGTGACATCAGGTAAGATGTTAGACGTGTATATTCTTGTTCCTGTGTCTGTGTATGTCGGGATATCCATTAGGTAGATTGCCCTGGCATAGTTTTTAGTTTCTGTTGCTGCGTAATTAGTTATTGTAGGTTCTCTAATGCCGGGTATGGTCACAATGTTTGCATTAGACACACCTGCATCTGTTATGATGTCTATTGACGTCTTATAAGCGCTAATAAGTGCGTTAGAGTTACCGGCGGCAAAATTATTAGCTGCAATATTAAGACCAATATTAGGGCTTGCGACAGCTTTTCCACCTGTTTCCGATGAAGTCG